GAAATCTATCATTAATTTTAATTACTATATTATCGCTTGTTGTATTATCTGTTGCCATAATTAAATAAATTTATAAATTAAACCATTAACTTTGGCTTCAATTAATTTAGCTAAATTTATCATACGATAATTTTTTTTAGATAAATCATAGACAACCAGTAGACCTCTTTCTCCTGGATCATAGGCCATACCTTTACCGGTCAGACCTTTCTTGACGCCTCTGCGACAATGAATAGTTCTGATGGTACCATTCTTTTTTACGAATGTTGCGCTGAAGATCTTCCCGTTAGAAGTCTCTTCAATAAACTTTTCAACTTTTTTCATATAATTATTTTTTAGTGTTCGATACAATATTACAAACTAATTTTTTGTCTAATGTTAAATTAATGTTAAGAATATGTTAAAATTTTCTTAACTTTGAAGTATGAACAGAAATCTACTTCGAGACAACAGAGGAAGCTCCAGAGATGGATCTGGAAGCCTACTGAGTTCAGCGGGAAACCTACTGCGTTTAAGAACTGAACCCTACTATGTTTAAGAAGTAAACTTAATAAAATTAATAGATATGTACATAAAAAATAATGCATTTGAAAATCAAATCTTTGATCACTTTAGAAAAACTCAAAAGACAATAGATGATGCAGTAAAACTTTTGAAAGAGAACAATTATAAAGTTATCGATCCCAGAGGTAACGAAGTTAACTAAGATCTTAACCCTACTGCGTTTAACGAATTGAGTAGCTTCCTTTAGAGAATCCTTCTAAAGCGTATTGAGCTGCGTAGCGTATTGAGTCGATGCAATGATTCCAGCGATCAACTGGTTTTGTTTGTCCTTTGGTGGCCCAAACATAATTATTTAATTCTTTAACTAATTCTGTTGAATCAGGATCTATAATTAAATCAAAGTCTTGAAGAAGAGCAATACCAGATAAGATGGATCCTTTTCTTTTTATTGTAGGTCTAATATTAACCCCTTTGAGTTTAACTTCATTTATAAGTCTAGGTTCAGCTGAGTCACATATAATTAAATGTGGCCCTGCATATCTTATATTAAAGTCTGCTATCTGTGTTGTAGAAAGTCCAGGCTTACAATACATTACTTTACAATATATTCTTCTACCTCTTCTATCTATACTTAATTTAGTCAAGACTGTTGGATCTATAGAGAATCCAAAGTCTTGCCCATAATATATATCATAGTTCTCATTAAACTCTCCTATTCTCCAATTACGAAATATAACTCCTTCCTGTTTTTCTAACCAACCTCCAAGTATCTGATGTGTATATTTCTCTGGTCTTCTTCTTCTTATATCTTGTATTTGATTTAAGAATGATATAGATAAATTATCTACATTATCTTTATAAGTAGTATGAATGTAAGTAATACTATTCTTCATTCCATTATAACCGTCTGGTATGTCTCTGTTCTCATAGAACCTATTGTAAATCCAATGTTCTTTAGTAGTAGGATTTAATATAAGCATACATCTATTCTGTTTAGTCTTTACTCTAACAGATTGATCAATTTTGTCAAAGTCATCTTCACTTGTTAATTCTTCTGCTTCATCTAAAACAAATGTAGTAATACCGTTTAATGATTTTAAAGCTGCTGTTTGATTTCCTGAAGCGGTTCTAATACCTTTAAATAAAATACTAGATCCTGTTTTAATATTTGTGATCTCATCTTTAGTTATCCTAAAGTTTTCGACCACACCCATAATTTCTAACTTCTCTATAAATTCTGGAATAATAGACGAAGCTGCGGACACCATTGTATATCTAGTAAACAAGATCTTATGCCCTCTTTCATAAGTTAACAGTAATAAGAATACGTTAGCAGCAAATGATTTACCGGATCCCCTACCTCCTGTTACTATAAAGTATCTAGAGTCATTACCAAAAGCCTGGTATTTTTCATTAAGTTTCGGTGGCTTCATCTTCTGATTCTATATCAATTGTATTATCTTCTTCTATCTTTGGAGTTCCTTGAAAGAAATTCATAATAGAAATATCTACTTTCTCATTAGCTGAAGAAATATCTACATTATCTCTAGCTTTACCATAAATGTATTCTAAGATCATTTTCCTGTCGAATTGAGAACTTTTAGCATTTTCTGCTACCATAACCCAGAAAGCTTCTTCAGAGCCGTAAACCTCTTTAATAGCGCCTGTAGCAAGCATTTTAGATCTATTCTTCTTTGCTTTATTTATATTAGCAGGAGTAGCCATAGTTCTTCTAAGAACAGCATCTCCTTTCTTTTGACCGTTGTTCTTTCGACCATCGGTCTTCTTCATATATTTTCTTTCTACTTTTTTCCTAGGCATTCTTTATTGTATATTAATCCATACACTTCCCATATTCTTTCGCTCCATTTCTTTTTATTATATAAAAGTTCTGATTTCTTTTTCATTCCTTTATATTCTAAAACTATCCTGTACTCTTTTCCTTCAGGAACAGGATAAAGTTTATAACCTTTATTAATACACCAGGATATTATTTTAGGATCATAAACAACTCTTGTTTTTATTTTTCTTTTCCTGGCCATTAATAACCATTAACTGTTTCATAACTTGAATATACAGTTATCTTATCTTTCCATTGTGCGTTTAACATTCTAACTTTAGCTTTCATTGCAACATACAAATCATCCAATTTATCTTCAGGAGTCTGTTCTATTAGTTTAGCGAATTTAGAATCTATTGTATTTTGAACAACCTTGAGCTTACCACCTTTAGTTTCAGCGTCCTGGTATCTAGATAATCTTATTTTAAGATCTATGTTTTCAGATATTATATCTGATTTAGTTTTAACATCTGATACTATCTCTTCTGTAAATAAAGTAACAAAGTGATCACATATTCTTTTTAATTGAGGTTCTTCTCTAAATATTACAGGAACAGTATTTGTTATAGAATAAATTACACTTGCGTGATTACAATTAACTTCTTTTGCCATAGCGTGATAAGTTGCTCTGGCATATTTCTTAGATAAATAAAAAAATATAGCTCTTGCATATACATAATCTCTTCTTCTCAATTTCTTTCCTATATCTAATTGAGTTTTATCTTCTACAAAACTTCTTACGTCTTTAATCTTCATATCTTTTATTTATAAATGTTCTCATTATTATTTTATAATATTTAATTGCCATAAATATTCCGTGACATTCATCATACAATTCTAATTCTTCATAGAACTTCAAACTAGATTGTATTTGTCTGAGCGAAGCTCCGGCTATAAAATCATCTACTGTCAAATTATAATAAAGTAAACTAACAGAACTTTTAAAATCCAAAGTGTCCGATATAATTCTCAACTGCTCTTCTAAGTTTTCTCTTTCCTGAATCGATAAAATCATTTGGCGCTGTATATGTTTTTAATTTATTATTTCTCTTATCTATTATCACAAAGACAAACTCATCTTTGTGAAACAATTGTGTGTAAATATAACTCTGTATATCATAGCCATAAAAATAACTATTATATTCCCAATTATCAATATCTGAAGTAGTTTTTAGATCAATTATTTTATCTTCATATAAACAATCGGCCTTGCCTCTGAAAGGCAGGCCCATTATATATCCTATTCCAGACTTTTCACATTCTCCTTTTGTTATATATTCTTTTATTTCAGGATCCTGTAAAACAACTTCTTTTAATCCATCTGCCCAGATCCTTTCTTTCTCAAGCATAACTTCCTTACCTTTTGAGTTTTCAGCAGCTAATTTAAATTCTTTATTTCTTCTTGTTGGAACATCAATAAAATCATAATAATCATTTATCTTATCACTTTCAAGTATCGAAACGTGAATTAATCTACCATCCCTAAACGGCTTTATATTTGAGTCTTTTGGATTATTTATATCCTGTATATAATCGTCTGCACTTACCATAAGTTTTTTAGCTACAGAAGATGACAAAGTATTTTTACCTAAGAATCCATAGTAGAAACTATTATCTTCCATCTTTTTAAGGATCTCTTCAATATTCCATTCTGATCCGTCAAGTAATTTTATTGTGTCCATTTGGCATCATTTATGTTTAAATAAGCAACTTCTTTTGCAATCTTACTTCTATTATTAAATTGAGTAGTAGCAGGATTTTTATAGTTAACTTCCCATTCAGGATATACTTCGTATAAATTAAAAGAGTATATCCCTTTTGGTGTACTACAAATATAATAAGGAATATCGAGATATTTATCACAAACTTCAATCATTGCATCAAATTTCTTTTTCTCAATAAGTAAAGTATCGTAATGAGTCTTTCTGCATTTTAATTCTATTCTATGAGCTTTGTCTACAGAATAACAATCCCATCTAGATAGTTTACCTCTTGCTTTAACTAAGTCTGGATAAACTGTTAATTTTAAATATTTAAATAAATCCTCTTCTTTATTTATAGGCTTCATAAACCTTTTTAAGAGGATTGTAAACATTAGACACAAAGCACGAGCTACAACTCGTT